AATCTCTCCCGATGCAGTAACGGACGTTACAAGGTGGAGGCGCATAGGTTAGGCAGAAACCAAACGCTGACCGGCTGCTGCATTGCCGACTGCAACGCCAAACTGGAAAGCCAGATACGTGTTGATAGCAAGCGACTCTGCGTCGATGTATTCAACGGCAAGCACAGCGAACCCAGTTGCAGGGTCGGTGATTGCTTCAATACGACCACCAAACGGCAAACCTTTCATCAGTGTGGTGGGATCATCGGGCAACCGACTAGCGCAGACGATCGCTTCGTTTGTTCCAGCAAACCCGATGAGGTTGCCAGTTGTCGGAAGCGCAGGGTAGCGCCCCACATAACCGAAGCCAGCGACACCGCCAATGTTGCCCGTCGCGATGACTTCATCACCCGGGGCGCGGTGAATGTTTGGACGAGTGACCAACGGATCCTGCAACAGCGCCATGTAGGCGGCATTGTTTGCAATCAGAAATTTGTCTCCATGAATCCCGCGGCCAACGAGAGCGCCATCCATTTCAACCAAGCTAGAATAATCGGGGGATGCGGCAACCGTCGCGTTTGAAAAATTTCCAGCCGTGATCTGCGTGGCAGCTTGGTCAACAATATAGTTTGAAAGCGCCACTGCTACCGGCTTGGCAGCTTCCTCAATGAGGTTGCGGCTTGTGGCCATGTACTGCGACGCCTCAAACTTAACTTTGATTCGCTTGAACTGGTTGATCGTCACAGGAACATCAACCGTGTTGAAATCTGAAGTGGCGTTTGCGGTAAAATCCGTAACGGAAGGAATCGAAGAAATTCGGGAAATCACGGATTGCCCAAATTTAACTTGCTGAGCGGAGAAGTCTTTCGCGATCAGCTTGAGCTCAGGGCGCATGGTGAACGCCAAGCTGAGTGAAGTTTGCAGAATTAGGCTGCTGGATAGCGTGCCGAGTGAATTGCTCATAGGAAGTGTCTTTTGATTTTGGGTTTAGGCTTTGAGGCTTGAGATATAAGCAGCGCGAATTTGACTGCGTTTTGTTGGGTCTGTGACCCCCGCTAACTGCTCATCCAGAGACAGCGATGCCTCAGGCTGAACAGGGTGGGTGACTGCCACCGGAGGAATGCCCACGGTTGCAACGAGCGCGATGGCCGCGTCGTTTACAGACTTGGTTTGTGCGCGAAGGTCGTTGATTTCGGCCTGCGCTGCTTCGTGTGCGGCTTGGAGTTCTCCAAGTGCGCTAGAAAGTGTGTCGCGCTCCGCTTGCAGAGCTTCGAGTTTTGGCGTCAGCTCGGTGAGTTGCGCGTTGAGTGAGTCGCGCTCGGTGAGAGCAGCGGCGTGAACGGCCTGCGCCTCGTTGAGGGCGGCCAAGGCGTCGGTCAATGTTACAGGCTCGGACATACCAATGCCGAGCTTGTCAACTGAGACAGAAAAAACGGGGCAACCCCTTCGGATCACCCCTTCGCAATTGCGAGAGTTTTTAGTCAGTTCCGCTTTGTTTCATGGAGGAAAAACCCAATCCTCGTTGCAGGCTCTCCCTGCACACCATTCGCGTTTTACTGAACCAACTTTGATAAAAATGTGTAGGCCTCTGCCTCTGTGAGCAACCCGTCGACCAAGTTTGCGGCCAATGCCCTAGGGCCCAGCAATGCTTGCCCCTGAAGGTATTCATCGGCGATCCGCCGGTTGCGAAGGACGTTGGCCTTAAACAGCGCGGCGCCATCGTCAACCAACTGCTGGAGACTCTCTCTTTGGGCGTCTGTCAACGAAGGGCCGGACATTGCGCCTTTCAATGGGCCTGAAACGATAGGGTCCCACTTGAGGCCTTCCATCTCGAAAGCTCCGGACTCGTCAACCCAAGCGATGATCGTTCCGACGGATCCGACAATGGCCGAAGGCGCACAAAAGAATTTGCGACAAGAGACGGCAATATTGTAAGCAGCAGAACCGGCAAGGTCGCCGGTGAAAGCAACGGTCGGAATTTTGCGACTGAGCGCCTGGAGCATGTCGGCAATCTCGGAGTTGCCAGACATCGCGCCGCCCCCGGAGGAAACTTCAAGGAACAATCCTTTTGCGCCACCTTCGATGATGTTTTCCAATTCTTCTTCGACGGTTTCGTAATCGGTATTCCCAAGCAGCTCCCACGCTTGCGGCATGCCACCGGCAAGAACGTCGCGCAGCTCGAGATGAGCAATGCCGTTTGGGTCAACCCACATCGGCGTGCGTGAGACGCACCACATGCCTTTTGCATCTTCATCGGCGCGAAGGCTGGAAGCGGACGAAAGGTTTGCAATGGCTGCCTCGAGTGTGCGCTTGGATCCGGGGGCTATGGCCCAAAGTTGATTTCGATTGGCGTAGATCATTTTGCAGCTTTCTTTTTTGGCGCCGGACTTTCCTGTGAGACGGGCTCCGGTGCTGGCGTTGGGTTGCCGTTCGGCGTCAGAATTCGGAACGCATCCGATGGCAGTCCCGCCTTGGCTAATTCATCCCGGATGAACTGCTCCTCGCGGATCTTCTCGCGAACGTGAGCCTTAAATTGCAAGCCCTCTTTGCCGAGGATCCGCGTGTACGTCGTCATCCCGAGTTTCAGCGCTTCGCGGGTGTCGCCATTTTGATAGCCGCTGTCTGCTGTCAACTCGGGTGGGTGAGTGAATCCCCAGCGCGTCCAGTCTCCAGGCGGGTTGCCAGAGGACGGTTTGGGCACCAGCCCTAGCTCCATTGCCCGAGATAGAACCCAGACAATGCGCCTGCGAGCGTTAACAGACATTAGCTGTTGCCGGTCATTCACTGTCCGGTTGACTTGCTCCAATACAATGCGAGATGCAACGCCGCCCGACTCGCTTGGTTCCATGTAGTAGTCGGGAGGCATCCCCGCGCCCAGCAGGCTATGGCGGAGCAGTTGCCGTTCAAGGCGGCCTTGCGCCTCTGAAGGGATCTCACTCGCCAATTGTTTGATCTCCTCCGCACCGCCACTCTGGATGTAGCGGATGGTTCCCCCGGACATTTCTTGCATTGTCAACCCAGCGACCGGGGCGGAGGCGTTGAGGTTAAAAGCTCGGTCAGAAATGTCAGCGGCGCCCATCGGGTTGCTGACAATAAGCCCAATCTTAGATGCTAGCGCGGACGCTGCCATGACATCATCCCCGAGTTGCACGGCAGCGCGGAGGCGCACGATGGCCGATGTGAATGCCGGAAGCCCGCGAACCTGTGTGGAGTCGCGAGGCTCGGCCGTAATGTCCATGTCGCGCATCGAAATCCAAAAATCAGTGGCGGCATCGGCGCCCAGAAAATGCACAGCAACAGGGCGACCCTGCTTGTTGAGCACAATGCCTTGAATTTCTTGCAAGCCAACATACGGGCCGGTCGTCAAAACGCCCTGATCTCTCGACCCGATTGCGTGCCAAGGCAACTGCTGAAGCATCGGGAAGCCGGATTCGCTGACCACATACGCCGTCGCCATTTCACCCACGACGTCAATGTCGAGAGACTCTTGGTAAAGGCCGGTTGCCCAGTCGCGACCATTGACGTAGGCCACATTCATCCAGCCTTGCAAAAATTCTTCAGCCGCTGCGCCCCAGTCGGAGTCTTGGCCAGTGAAATAAGGCGTCCATGCTTTACCAACCACCAGCGTCGACTTCTGTTCGCAGGCCCAGGTGACAATCGGAAAGTTCCAGAAGAGTCTCCGCGCCGCCGAGACGATGGTCTTATACTCGCTAATGGTCACCTCGTCGGTGAAAACGCGGGTGTGGTTGTACCACTGAGGCTTTTGCGCCCACCAACCGGACTCTACCAGGCGCGTGTTGCGACCAAAGTTTTGCTCCCCTTGCAGCGCTGGCTTTTTGAAAATAGAAAAGAGCCGGTCAAACATTAGGACATGAAGATGGGAGTGGTCTCGACAACGGGCCCGTTGTAGCCGCGGTCCATGAAATCGAGCGTGTACTGCAAAATCTCAGCTAGTTCTCGAGCGGAGAGTTGGCTGTTGGCCAGAAATTGAAAAGAGGATCCGTTGACGCTCGAAGCGGTGAGCGCACCATCCCCGGCAAGCACCTTGTCGACGTTTGCGTTGAGCAGGTCAACGACTTGCTCCCGAGTGAAACGATTGGCAATTGTGCGGGCGAGTGTGCGATTGAGAGGGACCCCCATGCTTAGGGTTCCTCTGTCAACTGACGGGCTCCTGAGCGTTTTTCAGAATTCCATAGATCAAAGCACAGGTAACCTGCATGGCTTCGCAATCGCCGCGGTGGTTGTTTTTTGACACCGGAACCCAACGCATTACTTTTTCGCCGCGCTCGAAAACTTCCTTTTTGATCTCGGCATTGATTTCGCCGATGTAACCGTCACTCACGTCTGCGTAATGCGACCAAACATCAGTCCCTTGCTTCCGTAAGCCGTTCCAAATGTCTTTCACCGCCGTGTTGGACCATACCACTTCAATCACCACCCGCCCGTTGCCAACAGCATGAGGTTTTGCGGGCCCGTAGGGGCGAGTGAAGCGACGTTTCCCTTCACCCCAAAGAATCCCGTCTTCGCCAGATCCTTTTAGCGCTTTCCAGCCGTCCATTTTCCAGCGCCCGTCACTGTCTTTGGTGCAGAATTGGGAGCAGTCCTGATGCGTAGTAGTGCGCTCGTAGCCCGAGTCCATGAACGTGTGTTCCGTTTGGACCTTGTATTGCAGCTGAAGCGTCCGAAGGTCGCGGACATTGGCACATGGCCCTTCGCCCAGGAGCATGCTAGACCCATCATTGCGCCAAGCTCGGATGACGTAGAAGAATTGGTTCTCCTGCCGGTCGATGGTCATGAACCGCGCAAGCTCGTTTGAGATGCGCTGTCCAGCCTCGTAATCTTTCCAGTAATAGCCCCCCGAGGCCAGTTGAAGGGGAGGAGCCTCGAACACGTCGCTCCACGGCTCGGCCCGCTTCTTCATGTGGAAGATCCGATACAGAGCAATGTTGCCTTTGGCTTTTTCGTCACACGCGGTGACCCACTCAAAGACTTGATCGGCCCAAGATGCCCACCAAATTGCCCACGACGGCATCTGCCGGAAGCGCCGCCCCAAAATGAATGTGCCTGGTTGAACTTGATAGCTCGAACGGTTGGCCAAAGCGCGACGGCCCGCGGTTGTATCCGGCGTCACATGTCCACAAGTGGGACACTCATGTCTGACGCTCTTGGCAAGAGCCGCCCAGTTCCACCCGGTCTTTTCGTCTCGAGTACTCGAGTCAAACTTGATGTCGGTCCAGAGGTAGCGATGCCACTGGTTGCAGCTTTGGCAAGTGTAGCCCCAGTGGAATTTCTCACTGATTTCTTCCTGCCGGTCCAAATCACCGGGGGAATCGTGTCCCTGTGAAATCATCAAAAATTTGTAGTCGTAACGATCATGAAAACGAGCTCGAAGCTCCTTGAGCATGCCCGAGTCGTAGCGCCACGCCTCGTCACAAATGACCACTTGCATAGATTTCTCTTGAGCGCTCGTAAGGTTGGCGGGCAAGAGGAACAGGACCATGTGAGGCATGATGAGCTCGGTGTTGCGCTTCTTGTGGCGGTCTTTTGGAAAGAGCCGTTTCACCGGAGGACAAGCCTCGAGCACGGGCCAAAGGCGAGAATCGGCAAAGGCCTTGAGCGTTTGCTGGCTTTGGCCCGTGATCATCGTTGGCCCCGGTGCCTGCGAGATGATCCAGCAAGTGAGAGCCTCAATCAACGTGGTCTTGCCTGCGCCGGTCGGCATACGGACGTAGATTTCGCGGACAAACGGGTCGCAGAAGTCGCGAATGATGTCATTCAGCCACGGGCCTTGCATCCGATCAAAGCGGGTTGAGCGCGTTGAGTGAGGGTAGCGAACATTTTCCTCAAGCCAATCCAAAGGGTCACCCTCAAAGCGCGAGGTGATCCCAGCAATGGCTCCCGCAAATACGGGGTGGAGCTTGCTCATTTCTTTTTGCGTTTGGTCGCCTTGACGCCCGAGAGGCGAGTTTTGAGGTTTACCTTGAGCAATGAAAAGCGAGAACGAAGGCGCTGCCGACAGACGATCTCGGTTTCACCAGCGATCTGGCCGGCGAGGTCGCTTTCCGCGGCGTCCAGCTCCGCGCACAAGATAGCAAAGGCCTCCGCTGCCTTTTCCTCGACGGACTGGTTAGTCACGACGCTTCCACGCTCGAGCTCGAGCTTTATCTTGGAGCGCTCGGCGTCGATGTTGATTTTGTTGAGACGCGCAGCATTCAGATCAACCGGGGCGTTTGCTCCTTTGCCATGCGTTTGCGCCCGCTCCGCTTTCCACGCGTCAATGGCGTCGAAGGTGTCCGAAGGACACCCTCTGGCTTGCCATGCCATTACGGTGCTGGGCGCCACGTTATAATGCCCAGCGATCTTTCGGAGTGACAATTTAGCCTTCATCTGTTGCGCCCCCAGAAATTTTAAAACTCGTCACAAAAAAATGCCAAAATGACGACTCCGACCTAACCCACTCGGCTGGAAAAAGATTCCTTCCCGGGGGGCTTGGCGACCCTGCCTTTGCTGTTGGGACCATGGGGCACCTCGAGCAGCTCCAGCACCTCAGCCTGAAGTCGCGAGAAGTACTCAGCAGACCCTTCGCCGGCTCTCTCAGCCTCTCTCATGCTGGCATAACCCAGCGCGTTATTAACCCCGAGCGCAAATGCAACCGCGTGGATGCGTTTGCGGGTATCGCCACTAGCAACTGCCCATTGCAACATCCTGACCATGCAATGACCAAAGGTGCCGTAAAACTCTTTACGCATCCGTGCCGCGTGCCACATGGCAATCATTACTGCGACTTCGGAAGTAATCGTTGGCGACAACTCCATGAGTTCTTGCTCTGGAGTGTCAAGCTGCTCGGCAATATCTGGCCACTCAATTGGTTCGTTCATTGTGTTAAGATTTGCGCCGCCTCCTGCCGTTCTTTGGCCGCTTTTCTTTGCTCTCTGCCCAAGCAGTATAATTGGCAAAATTCATCAACAACACCCACGTTGCCCGCGTAGTATTGCTCGGCCATGGTTTCCAAATGCTTGAACAGTTCGTTACGCATGAACTTGTCGCCCTTGTTATTTGTCTTACGGGTGAGAACACCCGAAGCGCTGATATAAAACCCGGTATGCTCGGGAGCAAAAACAGGAGCGCTCACGCTTCCACCTCCTCGTCAGGCTGCACCTTGGCCTCTATTATCTCAAAAACTGCGCGAGGTTGGCCTTCCACGAACACAGACGTTTCTTGCCTGATGCAAGACTCAGGAAATCTGTCGGCCAGCAATACCATTTGATCCACAGACAGGGGCCCCAAAACAGTCAGCAAAACCTTTGGCTTTTGGACGTCGCTCATTTGCCCTCCTTTACTGCGTCAATCAACTCGCCAGCTTCCCGAGCCATTGCTTGCCTAAGCGTTTCTTTGGATGACCAATTCAACCCGTGATGGGCGATCTGCGCGGACATGAACATGGCCGCAATTTCCAGCCGCGAAGGCTCTGCGCGAACATAGGTCGGCCTAAAATGTTCATCAAAGCCATCGGATTGTATGGCCTGCAATTCGTCTTTCAGACGCGCCAACGCACCAATCGCTTTATCTCGTTCCTTCACCAACTCAGCAACACGCTGAGCGTCTGATGTGTCAATCAGGCCGCTTTCATCTTGGACAAACACCTTGCCGTCCTTCAGCACCAGCTCACCAAGCGTAAGCTTTGGCAACTCAGGGTGCAATTGAGTAGTTAACGCTGGCGCCCCGCAATAATTACAAGATTTGGTACGTTCACAAAGCTTGCCACAGTGAAAACAAAAACAGTTTTGATTGCTCATCCCAGCACCTCCTTCTCCAGCTTGTCTAGTTCAGCGCAAGCGACCTTAAATTTTTTCGCTGATGGCCTGTATGACCTGAGCCATTGAGCGGCAGTCATAGCCCTTTCGCGTTGGCCTACAAGCAACACGATTTTTGCATTCAGTTCCTGCATTTCTGCGCGGAGTTGCTCGCGTTCGGCAAGAATTTCAACAACGTTGATTCTATCCGCGCCGCCTTGCCCGTCAGCCATGCAAATTTTGCCGTCCGTGTGAATGAATAGGTAGCCTTTAGGTGGGTTTGCTATCATTTTTTCAGTGGTTGGTGGTTTTTGACAGGGCGGCTTTGGTGAGTTGAATCTGCACTTGTCTGCTCCTGTATGGAGCGGACAGGCTCAAAGCCTCCGCTGCTTGCCAAAAACCGGCTGAGTTGCTCTTCGCTGTACCGGTAAGAGTGCGGCCCTAGTTTGTGGCACTCCAAGCGCCCGAGACGGCTCCACCGGAGCACGGTGTGTGGATGTACCCCAAGGCGCTCGGCAACTTGGAATTTGTTAAGTAGTTTAAGAAGAGGTGGTTTATTCATTTTGTTTGAAAAGTTTTGGTCAGAATGGAATGTCGTCAAAGTCGT